AAAATTTTAAGAAAAGAAAAATGGATGTATTACTCTGGAAAAGCAGACCCAGAAGTATACAAGGAAAAACCATTTGACCACAAGGTATTGAAACCAGATATAGATAAGTATATGGATGCTGATGAAGAAATTATGAAGACTTCATCAAAAATTGAATATTTTCAGACTATGTTAAATTATTTGGATAGTATTTTAAAGACAATTTTAAATAGAACTTACCAAATAAAAAATGCAATTGAATTCATGAGATTTACTGCTGGATATGACTGATATTAAAATACGAAAAAAGAATGAAGTATACTTAACTGTTACTGCTGATCCCCATATTCAGCATGAACTTAGTGATTATTTTACTTTTGATGTTCCAGGGGCAAAGTTCATGCCTCAATATAGAAGTAAATATTGGGATGGAAAAATTCGTCTATTTTCAATTGCTACTGGAGAAATTTATGTAGGTCTTTTGGATAAGGTAATTTCTTGGGCAAAGAAATCAAATTATTCAATTGAATTTGAAAATAATAAATTTTATGGGACTCCATTTGAAGAAAATGAACATGTCTCCCATGAAGGGATTAAAGATTATATGACTCGAATCTCTAAACACAAACCTAGGGATTATCAAATTGATGCTGTTTATGATGCACTTAGATACAATCGTAAACTTTTAATTTCACCAACTGCATCGGGCAAGTCTTTGATGATTTACTCGATTGTTAGATATTTTGCAGAAAGAGATCAAAAGATTCTTCTAGTGGTCCCCACAACCTCCTTGGTCGAACAAATGTTCAAAGACTTTCAAGACTATGGATGGAATGCTGAGGACTTCTGCCATCGTATCTATAGTGGTCGTGAAAAGACAAACGAACACCCAGTAGTGATTACTACATGGCAATCAATTTATAAACTACCAAGAACATTCTATGAACATTTTGATGTTGTAATTGGTGACGAGGCACATCAATTTAAATCTAAATCATTAATTGGTATTATGAGTAAGTTGGATAATACAAAATATAGATTTGGATTTACTGGAACATTGGATGGTTCACAGACGCATAAATGGGTTTTGGAAGGTCTTTTTGGTCCATCATATAAGGTAACTCAAACTAAAGAACTAATAGAAAAAGGACATCTATCTAAACTACAAATAAAAGTTCTTCTATTAAAACATAGTGAGCATCAATTTAATGAATACGAAGAAGAAATTCAGTATATAATTGGACATGAGAAAAGAAATAAATTTATAAAAAATTTAGCACTAGATTTAAAAGGCAATACTCTTGTGCTTTTTAATCGAGTAGAAACTCATGGAGTACCAATTTACAACCTGATAAATAATTCTGCTTCAAAAGATAGAAAAATATTCTTTGTTTATGGTGGAGTTGATGCAGAAGAACGAGAAAAAGTAAGAGAGATTACAGAAAAAGAAAATAATACAATTATCGTTGCCTCTTACGGAACATTTTCAACAGGAGTAAATATTAAAAATTTACACAATGTTATTTTTGCTTCACCATCAAAATCAAGAATCAGAAATCTCCAATCCATTGGAAGAGTATTAAGGAAAGGAGATAATAAATCAAAAGCAATTCTTTATGACATTGCAGATGATATTACGTATAGGTCTAAAAAAAATTATACGTTAAATCATTTGATTGAGAGAATTAAAATTTACAACGAAGAGAATTTTAATTATGAAGTATTACAAATTAATTTTAAAGAATAATTTTAACTATGGAAGAAGAATTTTATGCAGTAATTAAATTAATATCTGGAGAAGAAATATTCTCAAAGGTTTGTCCTTGTGAGGAAGATGAACGTACACTGTTGATTTTGGATAATCCAGTTACAATTGAAACTATTAATTTAAAGCAATTTGGATTAACTGGAGTAAAGGTAAATCCATGGATTAAATTTACTGATGATTCAATGTTTATTATTAATATGGACAAAGTATTAACAATGTCTGAAGTAACAGATGAGGATATGCTTAAAATGTATAGTAAGTATATTAGAAATAAAAATAAAGAATCTAAAGTAAATAAACCAACAGCAAACATGGGATATCTATCCTCAATTGCAGATGCAAGGATTTACCTAGAGAAATTATATAAACTAGAAAATTAGTTCTATTATAGTCTTGAACCTCCACAGAGTTATTTTACACAGAAAGCATAACCCTTGTCAACTCTCTAGTATTAGTGTTATAATTTAAACCATAAACAAAAATTAAACTAATCAATAATGAGTAAGGAAAGAAAAAATCCCCATTACGTCAATAACAAAGAATTTCACCTTGCTCTTATTGAGCATAAAAAGAAAGTTGACGTTGCAAAGAAAAAAGGTTTACCACCACCAAGGATTTCAAATTATCTTGGGGATTGTTTTTTGAAAATTGCAAATCACCTATCATATCGTCCTAATTTTGTAAACTATATGTTTAGAGAAGATATGATAAGTGATGGAGTTGAAAACTGTGTTCATTATATAAACAATTTTGATGTTGAGAGAACAAATCCATTTGCATATTTTACTCAGATTGTTTACTATGCATTTCTGAGAAGAATTCATAAAGAAAAGAAGCAAATGGAGATCAAGGAAAAAATCATTGAAAGAAGTGGTTATGACCAAGTTTTTTCAGTTGATGGTGACAGAACCAATAGTTCGGAGTACAATAGCATTAAGGACAATATTCAAATTAAACTATATCAATGAAGATTGCTTTAATTACTGATACTCATTATAACTTCAAAAAAGCAAATAAAAATTTTCATGATTATTTTGCAAAATTTTATAAAGAAATTTTCTTTCCTTACTTAAAAGAAAATAATATAAAAACCGTAATCCATTTAGGTGATGCCTTTGATAATCGTAAAGGGGTAGATTATTGGGCACTTAAATGGGCAAAAGAAAACGTATATGATAATTTTTTAAAATTGGGAATAAGTGTTTATAGTATAGTGGGAAATCATGATACTTACTATAAAAATACAAACCAAGTAAACTCTATTGATATTTTATTGGATAGTTATAGTAATGTTATAAAAATATCTAGTCCAAAAGAAATAACTATTGATGGATTGGATATGTTATTACTTCCTTGGATTTGTCCAGAAAATCAAGAAAGTATCTTTAATTTATTAGAAACAACAGAATCTAAAGTTGTATTTGGGCACTTGGAGTTGTGTGGGTTCTCTGTTTTTCCTGGACAACTACAACCACATGGGATGGATAAAAAAATATTTAACAAATTTGATAAGGTGTTTTCTGGACATTATCACACTAAAAGTGATGATGGAAAAATATTTTATATAGGAAATCCTTATCAGATGTTTTGGAATGACTATAATGATAAAAGAGGATTTAATATCTTTGATACGGAAACTCTCGATTTAAACTTTATAGAAAATCCTCATACTATTTTTGAAAAAATATACTATGAAGATACAAACATTAATTCAATTGATAAAAATCTTCTAAAAGATAAAATTATTAAATTAATTGTTAGGAAAAAAACAAACCAGAAAAAGTTCGATTTGTTTTTAGATGAATTGTCAAAAGTTTCATTTATTGAATTAAAGGTATCTGAAATTTTAGATATTGATGATTCAAATTATCAGTGCTCAGAGTTGGATGTAGAGGATACTATGTCTATTTTGACAAGTTATATTGAGGATTCAGAGTTTAATTTAGATAAAAATTTGGCAAAAAGAATTATTAAAGATGTTTATATGGAGGCATTGGAAGTGGAATAATAATTAATAAATACATAAAATCCATCATTGCCATGAGATGTACATATTAACAATAGAGGGGCAAGAAGATGAAGGAGCATATGCTGTCCTTGATGAATCTGGAGAACAAGTAGTATACTTTTTTGAAGAAGAAGATGACGCAGAGAGATATGCTGGACTTTTAGAAGCAGAAGATTATCCACCAATGTCTGTAGTAGAGGTTGATGGTGATCTAGCAGTTAGAACTTGTGAACTGCATGATTATAATTATGTTATAATTACCAATAATGACTTTGTAATTGCTCCCAGAACAAATGATTATCTTCGACAAAATCAGATTCCGTAATTTTTTATCGACAGGAAATAATTTTACAGAAATAAATTTTAAAGAAACATCTACAACACTAATAATTGGAACAAATGGAAGTGGAAAATCTACACTACTTGATGCACTATGCTTTGTTCTTTTCAATAAAGCTTTTAGAAAAATTACAAAAAATCAGTTGATTAACTCAACAAATGAAAAAGATTGTTTAGTTGAGATTGAGTTTGAAGCACAAAAGTCAAATTGGATGGTTCGCAGAGGAATAAAACCAGCATTATTTGAAATTTATAAAGATGGTAAACTTGTAGATCAATTGGCATCAAATAATGACCAGCAAGATTGGTTAGAGAAACAAGTTTTAAAATTAAATTATAAATCGTTTACTCAAATTGTAATATTGGGAAGTGCATCTTTTGTTCCCTTTATGCAATTATCAACTGCTAACAGAAGAGAAATTGTTGAAGACTTGCTTGATATAAAAATATTTTCAGCAATGAATTCAATTGTAAAAGAGAAAATAAAAACAACTTCGGAAAAAATAAAAGAAATTGCATTTAAGCACCAAAATACTGGTGAAAAAATTGAAATGCAAAAAAAGTTTATAGAGAGTATAGAAAGGGATATTGAAAATCAAATAGAAGAGAAGGAAAATAAAATAAAAGAACTTGAATTAAAGGTAAAAGAAATTGAGATAGAAAATAATACAAAACAAAATTTAATTGAGACCAATCTTCAACCAGAGATTGAGGAACTTTCATCATGTATTAAAAAAATAAAACAACTAACATCACTTAAAATAAAAATACAAGAAAAAGTTAGCACACACTCTGAGCAAAAAGAGTTTTTTGAAAATAGTTCGGAATGCCCTACTTGCACACAAAGGATAGAAGATAACTTTCGATTAAATAAGATTGAAGAGTTTAGAGAAAAATTAGATGAATTAGAAGTTGGATTTGTAGAACTGGAAAAATCGATTTCTCAAGAAGAAAAAAGAGAAGAAAGATTTTCTGAACTTTCTAAGAAAATTCTAAACATAAACAATGAAGTATCTAACAACAACACTAAAATTTCTCAATTTAATAAGCAAACAAGAGAACTTCAGCAAGAAATTCAAAAACTTAACACACGAAACAAAAACAAAAATACTGAAAGAAATGTGTTAAAGGAATTGAAGAATTCTTTTTCTAAACTTGAAGAAGATAGAGCAAAGTATAAAGAAATTAATTCTTACTATGAATTTGTTCAAGGTTTATTGAAAGATGGTGGGGTAAAAGCAAAAATTATTAAAAAATACCTCCCAATCATGAATCAACAAATTAATAAGTATCTCCAAATGATGGACTTTTATATTAATTTTTCCCTAGACGAAGAATTTTCTGAAAGTATTAAATCTCCAATACATGAAGAATTTAGTTATGAATCTTTCAGTGAGGGTGAAAAAATGAGAATTAATCTTGCACTACTGTTTACTTGGAGAGAAATTGCTAGAATTAAAAATTCTATAAGAACAAACTTGTTGATACTTGATGAAGTTTTTGATAGTTCTTTGGATAGTACAGGAATTGAATACTTTACTAAAATTATAAGATATGTCATCACAGATTCTAATATTTTAGTAATATCACATAAAACCGATGAGATGATAGATTTGTTTGATCGAGTTTTAAAAGTCGAGAAGGTGAAAGGATTTAGCAAGATTGTGTCTTGACTCCTTCTTGAAATCTGTTATACTGATTTGGAGTGAATCTTTTATTATGGACGATAAAAATTTTACAACGTACAACATT